GCAGGGTCTTGACCTTGAGACAGAGATGACCAACCTCATCTCCTATCAGATTGGAGCGGAAATCGACCAGCAGATCAAGGAGAGCATGATCTTCGCTGCTTGGAACGATTCCAAGATCATTGATGTGAGCAAGCTCGATGGTCTTGACCAGATGGGCCGTATTGCTGCTATGTTGACCTTCGTGACCCGCGAGGCGAACGAGATCTCCATCAAGAGCCGCCGTGGCGCAGGCAACTTCGTCCTCGCTTCCACGACAGTCTGCTCCTGCCTGCAGCAGCTTGGAACCTCCAAGCTCGTCAGCGATGGCAAGACGATGCCATCCGTCCCTGCTTCCGCGATTGGCGCGATGACCAAGGAAGGTCTCATCAACGATGGGCGTCAGCTCCTCGTCCGTGACACCAACACCTTTGGTTCCTACGCCCTCGTTGGCTACAAGGGAACGCACGCTGGCGATAGTGGCATCATCTACTGCCCATACATCCCTGTGACGCTCTACAAGGCGATCAAGCCTGAGAATGGTCTCAGCGTGATTGGCGCTCGTACCCGCTATGGTCTGGTGGACAACCCGTTCGAAGCCAAGAACTTCTACTCCTTGATGAAGTTCACGGGCTTTGACACTGGCTACACCCTTGGCACAAGCAACCGCACATTCTTCGGAGATCCCGAGGTTGGTTCCGATACCAGCAACGCGAACTTCTCCCACAGAAGCGGTCTCATTGGCTAATCCTTAAACAGAATAGCCATAAAGCGAAAGATGGTCTGGAGAAATCCAGATCATCTTTTGTTTTTCTGATTTGACTTTCAGTCAAATCGTATTTCATATTTCTGGTTCTATTTACAAACAGACATAAAATTTCAACAGGGTATGCTGGAAAATGGTTGGTTTGTTGTAAATAATATCGTAATGCGAATTTTTGGACGGGTGTTCAAATGAAAAGCATGACAAAACAAAATAAACCACAGAGGTAAACAACAATGGGAAACCGAACCATAAGGGGTCCTGGGGTTGAGATCATCGAACATGATCTATCTGGTTACACAACCACCAACCTTGGAACCAACTGCCTCATCACTGGTTTTGCGCAGAAGGGCGAGGATCTTGAGCCAATTCACATCACGAACCGCTCAAGCTGGCTCTTGAACTTCGGCGCACCAACCAATGAGGCCGAGGAATACTTCTACAACGCAGGTATGGAGGTCTTGAATCAACAGGGCTTCCTCTACGCCGCGAAGATTCCTTATTCAAACGATATTGCTGGCATTTACGCCGCGGCAAAGTACACAATCAGCGCAGAGAGGGAACTTTACGACCTTGATGAAGAGGCTGGAATGTACTACTCCTGGGGAACCAACGAGCTTGGGGAGCCAAAGAAGGTGCATAGAGAGGACGAGGACGAACTTCCTGGGCATCCACTTGGCAGGTTCTACAAGAACTACCGTGGACTCAAGGAACTTGGACTCAACACCCTCCAGTTGATTGCACCAGCTGGTCAGGACTTCATTTCCAAGGACTTGGTTGACGAGTACGAGACTGGCGAGTCGGTTCCAGGTTCCAATGTCATCTACCTTGTTGACAAGACAAGGGCGGTGTACACAAGGGCGACGGAGGTTGCCGACAAGCAGGACAACCGCGATTCAAGGTACTGCATTGGCATTGTGCCTGTCATCACGACCCTCTGCAACACGGCGTGGTTCCAGAAGAATTCCACTGGACTTGAGGCGGATGTTGACGAGCTGTATCAGCCTGTCCGCTCCTTGAGAACGATTGAGTTTCCTGCCGGAGCGGCGTCTGCGGCCGAGTACAAGCCAACGAAGCTGACGAAGGAGGATCTCCACACCCAGTTGATGAAGGGCGATGGCGTGTTCGCGGCGTCCCTCTCCGAGCAGGCGGCTATGATTGCGCAGTCCTGCCTTTCAAACGGAAACCTCGTTGATGGCAAGTTCAAGCCATTCTGCTGCAACGATGTGTGCGTTGTGGTGTTCAAGGCGTTTGTGTCAACCGAGGATGGCAAGATTGACTTCACCCCTGTTGAGACCTGGATTGGCTCTCTTGACCCATAGGGAAGGAACGAGAAGGGACTTACGACCTTCATCGACACCATCATCAACAACAACTCCGAGTACATCTACTGCTTCTCCAACCTCCAGAACCCACAGAAGGTCTTGAACCCAGATCATGGTTTCGTGGCAGGTTCAGATGTTGAGTACGATACCGCCAAGGAGAACCACCTGAACGATACCGAGTATCAGGCAGCTACTCTGTTCTCGGCATATGCCGCCGCGATGCTTGGTTTCAACACTGGCGAGGACAAGGACGTTGTAATCGGTCTTCCTGCTCCAAGGGACTGGACCGACGAGGTTTATGGTGAAACCTGGGATGAAGACAATGGCAAGGGGATGAAGAATTATTCCTATCAGACAATGGGAAGTCTCCGCAAGTTCTACAACGAGGACGCCAAACAGCCAATCTGCACATTGGATCCGTTTGTGATGGGCGCGAAGTTCAAGTTTGCCGACCTCGTTGACATGGTGAAGGACGCGACAGAAAATGGAATTGACAGCACAACTGGGGAGGATAAAACCCCGAACTACCTTGATGGATATGCTGACGATTACATTGCGAAGATCCAGAACGAGTGGAACGAGTACCTTGATGTCTCCGACAAGTTCATCACTAAGCCACCCGCAATCACCTACCTGATTACCAGAAAGGGAGAGAAGGTGGTTGAAGGCGCGCCGCAACCGATTCTGCAGGTGGATGGAGACATTCTCTTTGAGCTGTACCGCCTTGAAAACCTTGAGAACCCAGAGAACTTTGAACTTGACTCCTACGAGTACAACTTCAAGATGGGCGAGAAGGGTAAGGAGGTTGACTATTATGGCGAGGATGGAATTGGCGACAAGATTGCCACGATGAAGCTGTCCGAGCTGTCAATCTTCAACTCCACGGACTATCTGAGGTCAATCTACGACTTCGAGGAGCTGGTCATTCCAGGACAGCTTGTGACGGGCGAGATTGACCTTAACAGCGTTGAGTGGGCGCAGGCTCGCCAGAAAGCCATCCAGGCTATGATTGTGAACTCAATCCAGAAGTCTGGAAGGTTCAAGGCGAAACTCCGCTATCTCAAGAAGGCGAAAATCAACCTTGACAGGCTCGATATGAACTTTGACTGGGCTTGCATTGAACTTAATTCCAACTCCACAAACGCGCATAAAGCCAACAAGGCAATCGGCAAGAAGTATGTTGAAGACATCTTCAAGTCCTATGATGATGTTGGTCTGCTTGGTGGAATCAGGTTCGTTGACATTAAGGAGAAAGCACGCGGCATTGACGCTGCTCCAAAGGACATCCTCGCCAAGAAGGACGCTCTTGAGGCGAAGCTGGACGAGATTGTGAACATTGATACCACGAAGAAGGAGAAGATGAAGCCACGCCAGGGCAATGACGATGAAAAGAAGACCAAGTCCCCAGAACTCATCTTCGCCGAGAAGTATCTCCGCGTGCGCCAGTACCTTCTCTCCCAGTACTACGCGAAGCTGGGCGACATGCTCAAGGTCATCGCCAAGACGATGGAAGACTGCACATACGCGCAGCAGCGCTATGTTGAGTCCCAGAGGAACATTGACGATGCCAACATCATGCTTGGCTTCTACCCGGAGATGGCAGAGCCTATCATCACCTACACCACGATCGCGCAGTCCCTGAACAAGATCTTCGACTCAATGAAGAATGTCCATGACTGCGACATTGATGTGGTCTGCGATGCAGGCGTCTCCAACATCGCCCAGTTCGTGAAGCAGGTCTACGACCCAAGCGCGGACGATGGCGAGGATGTTGGTGGCATCTACCAGCCGGTCAAGTACAGCGCGTACTTCAAGTTCAACAAGAACACTGACCTTGCCTATTGGAAGACGATTGTGTTCAAGTTTGACACCTTCTGCAAGTACCGTGGAGACTGCATGTTCTGCACCGATGGTCCGCGTGGAATGGTTCTCATTGGAAACAAGCAGGTGGTCCGCAAGACGAAGAAGGACACGAGCGTTGACCTCAACATCCTTCCTTACCTCAAGAAGATCACTGGCTTCAACACCAGCTATGGCGCAGGCTACCTCAACTGGTACCGCACCATCTCCGACTACACCGGGGACACTCTGTGGATTCCACCTTCAATCAAGGCTATGGGAACCTACATCCTCACCGACAAGCAGTACAACTGGTGGGACGCTCCCGCGGGAATGCGCCGTGGCGTGATCAACATGGTGGAGACCTCCTTCAACCCAAACAAGGATCAGGCAGGGGACATCTACGATGCGAACTGGAACTACGCCATCCACTATGTCAACGATGGCATCATCCAGGAGGGACAGAAGACCTTCCAGACGAGGCAATCTGCGCTTGACCGCGTGAATGTGCGCCGTCTGATTGGCCGCATCAAGAGGTATGTGTACTTCGCCTCCAGGCAGTTCCTCTACGAGCCACACACCGCGGCAATCCGCGAGAAGTATGTGAAGACCATCACCCCGTTCTTCCAGGACTTGGTGAACCGTGGTGGTCTGTATGGATTCAAGATCATCTGCGATGAGTCCAACAACACGCCTGAGGTCATTGACCGCAACGAACTCCGCGTCAAGATTGGCATCAAGCCTGTCAAGACGATTGAGTTCATCATCATAGACCTCTGCACACTCAACACCGGCGCAAGCTGGACTGAAATGGATTCTGTCTGACAAGTCAGTTCCATTTTCAAGGGCAGCATCCACTTCCAATCTGGGGGTGGATGTTGTTTTTGTATAATTGAATGTGATGATTTCAAGATGCCCTGTAATTTGTAATAGCAGCAAGTCTGGCTCTAACCCAGAAGGTGTGGGTGCAAATCCTGCCGGGGCAACCATTTTGACAGAAAGGCCGATTGACAGATGATACATTTTGACAGGGACTGCGAACCAGCAAGCGACATAGTTGTTCTCAGGATTATTGACCGAGACACTATGTCGTCAAAGGACAGTGGGTTCGTGATTGGGGACGATACATTGAGGAACCTCAGACTTGGTTTTGCGAGGGTTGAGAAGATTGGACGGGAGGCGAAGGAGAACACCGGGCTTGATGTTGGGGCGTATGTGTTCTATGACAAACTGGCAACCTTCTACCACACCGAACCTGTTGCCATGCTCAGGTGGAACGCCATCATCATGGAGACAAACCTTGAGAAGACGAAGTATAGGGCGATGGCTGGAAGGTGCATTGTGCAGGAAGTTGGCGATAAGGGCGATGATTCTGGATTCATAGTCCCAACCTCGGACGAGCTGAAGATTGGCGTGATAAAGTCAATCACCCCTCCACATACCATGAACCCAGATGCCTACCCATTCAAGGTAGGGGACAAGATTCTTCTGACAAAGGACGAGAGGGACACATTGAATGGATTCAAGGGGGACAAGGAACTTGATCCATCAAAGCCAATATACATTTACAAGACAGATGCCATCATCTGCAGGATTGACGATTGAAGGAGAATTGACATGGAAGAAATGAACGCATACGAAAAAGGCGAATTCAAGAGATTGGTGAGGCGTAGTTGCAAGATTTTGAACCAATTTCCAACAAAACCAATCAACTTGGACAATAAGACGAATCTCCATCCTCCAGTGACAACAGACCCAAGGCAGGACTAGTTCATGAAAATGGATTTGGAAGTGCATCAAGTGGTGGAGAATACCATTGATGGACGCAAAAGCGCACAAACCTACTGGGACTTGAAACTGCTCAAGAACGTTGTCAGTAAGAAGTTGAAGAAGGAATTTGGGAGGAAACTTCACTACAAGGTTACTGGAAAAAATGCCGAATGCGCGGATTTCATCTATGTGGATGTAAGATTTGACGACAATACGGAACATCGGCACATTTTCAGACTAAACCCATTTGGATTTGTTGACAATGGACAGGTTTATAACGACGTGTCACACATGTACCTGGACGGCAAAAACACGGCCAATTGGTTGTGGAAGGGGCAGAGAAACGCAGTAAAGGAATACTATGCCAACATGCAGGACAAGTCCTGGAAGGAGTGAAATGGACTTGACTATAACCAGAGAGAACAGGATAATCTGCGAGGAATGTGGAAACGCGGATGAAGATGCCGGTCTGTTCATTGCATCCACTAAGGTTGACGATAGACTTTCCAAGGACAATCTGAAGTTCTACATGGTGAAGTGGGTATATGGTGGCAATCAGGAATGTGCCTATCCCAAAATCACACTGAAAGTTGGGGATGTCGTGGTTACTGAGGCATTGGGAATTGACATTGAACTTGAAGGGAAGAAGTACAAGGTATTCGACACTGACTTCATAGTGTCAAAGGTGAAAGGGAATGACAATGGTTGACCTTGAAGAACTGAAAGGCATAAACGAAGAACTCATCTACCTTGGCGAAAATCCAGAGCAGTACGCGGATGCCATCATTGGAATCACATATGACGGCGATCATGTAGTTTATTCAGTAGAGAAATTCATGGAATGCCTCAAGAAGGAAGATATGAACGATGAAGAGGCAGCCGACTGGATTTCCTACAACACTGCAAGGGCGATTCCGTACATGGGGGAGTTTGCACCAATACTTATGAACGAAATCAACAGTTGATTTATGGTAGAGATTCTTGAACATTCCAACCTTCTTGAAATACCATCTGGCATTATATGCCATCAAGTCAACTGCATTGGGGTAATGGGCGCTGGACTTGCGTTGAACATCCGAAACAAATGGCCAGTTGTGTTCAACCAATACAAGGACGATTGCAAGTCATTCATGACGCATCCTGACAAGATGCTTGGGCATGTACTTGATGTGTCTGTTGAGCCATCGTTGGTTATTGCGAACTGCTTTGGTCAGGTTTTCCCTTCCAGTGTCGGAAGGCAAACAGACTATGCAGCATGGGACACCATATTGGCGAAACTTCAGGACTTGAGCAACTACTTCGCCCTTGACATTCACTTCCCCTATATGATTGGATGTGGGTTGGCTGGTGGGGATTGGAATGTGATGTCGGAAAAAATTGAACGCCAGTTTGGCAAGAGCCAAACAAGGGCGTTCATCCACAAGTTGTGAAAAGTTTCAAATAACTTTAACCCAAGACGAGTCCGCAAATGTCTTTGTTGGCTTTCCAAAAATCTCGTCAACAGCCTGTATCACCCCGGGACACCAACCAGCATAATCGTGTCCCCCAATCAACTTAAGCCCATTCCAGAGAAGTGCGGTCTGTATGTCGGACTTGCATCCCTCGTATGTGTGGTTTGCGTCAATGTAAATGAAATCTGGGACATCGTTCTGGAACTTGGTCTGGAAGTCCTTCAGAACTCCCTTGAACTTGCATATCTTGCCCTTGTGCCTGTCGGCCACCAAGTCAAACGCCTGTTCAACCTCGTTGAAATCCGAGAAGGACGCAACATCCCCTTGATCATATCCCGGGAGCCAGGGGTCAATGCACCAAATCTGGCTTGTCTTGTCCGACGAGGCGAAAATGTCCGCGCTCTCCCCAGCGTAACTCCCAACCTCAACCATCTTGATTTCAGTTCTTGGGAGCCAGTTTATGAGGTCAATCAGACCTTGGCGCATACAGCCATTTCCACGCATCGTAACCATTCAATACCTCACCAATTGCAGAGTTCGTTTTGCTCAATCCGGAATTCCAAGCCATTGGCAACCGCAGAGTAAACATGTTCGCCACGAAGAGCCTTTTCAACTTCAGGAACCTCGTCCATGTCAATGAAGCCCTCGTCAACAAGGAAGTCAATGAGGTATTCGGCTGCCGAGTCAAATGACTTGAAAGACTTGCAGTCAATCCTGTCTGGAGCAGTTGACCTTGCCTCGGTGTTCAATATGATTGTCGTGTAAACTTGCATTTTCTTTTGTCTCCTCTTATGGTATTGAAACAACAACCTTGTTTCAAGTATTTACCTTAAAAGGGATATGTTGGGATTGAACCCTTCTCAATGATTCTGGATATTTTCTTCACGGTCCTGACTCCAAAGTTTGGCTTCCTTCCACCACGGCATTCCTTGAATCTGACTATAAGGGTTGAGCCATGACGTTTCACATTTGAAATGTAGTGATGCGTGGCGAGATCAAACATCATCTGAATTGCCTGTTCTGCCATCTTTTCGTTGTCACACGCCTTAAAGACAATCCCTCCAGTTCCCTTGTGATTCAGAAGGGACTTTCTGTATGGGATGGGGATGCACACGGTCTTCTTGACAGGATAAGTGAAATCAATCCAGTAAAGATTGTTGTCATCGTCCAGATTCCGGGAGGATTCTGAAATCATCTTGAGAATCTGGTTCTCCTTCATCAAGGGGTTCATGTCGTTCCTTTCTCAACCAAGAAAGTACATGTACCATTCGCCCCTGCGGTTCTCGTACTCTGGTCCTGGTTGGTTGAAATGCGCCCAGGCAACACGGCAAACATCGCCATACTTGCCGGGTTCGCGTTTGACCAGCTTCACATCGTGCATGTAGCCACCATCATCGCGGTTCCTCTGGGAATCCTTCTCGTCCTCAACCTCATATCCAAGTTCAGAGGCTGCGTCAAGAAGGGCTGCTTCTGCCAAGTCTCCATGCTTCTCTGCATCGTAGATGTCGTGGAGTTTCTTCTGCACGATTCGGGGCATAGGGTATTCTCTGTCCATTGTCAATTCTCCTCGTTTAATGGTATTTACTTGCTTTTGTCAGTTCCCATCAAAAGCAGAATTTCCAGACAACCAATCCAACAACGGCCAGAATGAACGCCACTGAAACAAGGCATCCACACCAGCTGAAATCGTCATCGCACTCCCAATCCTCTGGAATGGCGTTTTCCTCATCGTAATGCTTTTTCATCTCGTCCATATCATCGCCCAAAAGGTTCTCGAGATTTTCGTCAAGGAGGGATTTTCCACAGTCATGGTTCTTGCCAAAGCCGTGGAACAACCACTCCTCCCCCTTCTTGCAAGTGGCATCGTGCGCTATTGCAACCGGCACAAAACTATTGCTCATTTGTCAGCCCTCCAAAATGACTTCCTTGAAGCAGGGGAAGATGGCAAGGATTGTCTCCGGGTCGTACTCAAAGGCATCCTCAACCAGCTTGGTGTAGCCGTTATGCCCATAGCCAAGGATCCAGAACAGATAGTACGCCTTGGGGTCAATTGCCGCGAGGTCAAGGGACATCATCAACTCGTAGAAGTCCTTGTAGTTCGTGTGCGTGATGATGTCGAGGTAGTTCGTGTCCCCGTCCTTGAACAGAGTGTCGGAGAAGAACTCAATGGTCTCGTCAAGGTTGTAGTAGGTGGTTTTCCACTTGTTCCAGACGAGCCGCTTCTCCTCAATGGAGTTGGCCGGGTCCGCCAGAGCCACCAACAGCTCCATGATGTTGGTGGAGGAACCTGTGAAGATTTTGCCAATGTCCATGACCATTCCTCTCCTTTCCTTCAACTCCAGATTGGACAATCAACGGGCGATCTCAATCTCCTCGTTGTCGTAGAAACGCCAGCAGCCCCGGATTGCGTCCTGCACATTCTCAAGGGCAATTCCCAGCTCGCGGTGGGGGAAGTCCCCACGCAGGGAGCAGATGGCTTGACACGCCTTCTCAATGGCGCGTTCCGCATCGCGCAAGTTGGCTTCGTACTCTGCAATCTTGTCGTTGATTTCGTCCATGATGGTTCTCCTTAGTGGTTAAAGGTTGATGTTGGCGGCGTCAAGGTCCGCGAAGTAGCTGGGGCAGATGATGGTGTTGTAGGCATCGTCCTCAACCCAGCGCTCGTACTCGCGCTCGGCCTCGTACATATCCATTTCAGCGAAGAATGCCATAGTCTGTCAACTCCATTGGGAACTCTCATGGGCGTTTCCCTTCTGCCCTCAGAACACTTACAGTATACCACAGTCTGGTCTGGAACGCAAGGGGGTTTGAAAGAAAAAGATGACCAAGATAATTGGTCATCTTTCCCGTTATCTGTTGGAAAATAGCAGATATGGCACTTTACGCAGGGATTGCCCACGAAATTGTGAAGTTGTATTGGATTGCCCCGGCGTTCTTGCCATAGGGGGATGTGGTCTGCTCAAAGTTGATGATCTGGAAGCCACGCGCCCTATACCAATCCAGAATGTGCTGGATGTTCACCCAATCGTTTTGAATCACCGAGAAGCCAATGTTGGTGGAGAAGCCACCCCTCTCAGCCTCGCCTCTGATTCTGGCGTTCAACGCCTTGATGTGCTCGTGGATTTTTGGGTCTGGGTTCTGGCTTGAAATGAGGAACATGTCCTTTGCGCTGATTTCATTTTCCTCAACGGCCCTTTCATCTGCCTTTGGCGTTTCCACTTTTTCTTCATTTGTCTTGCCAAGGAACTTGTTGATTTCCGGATCTGGTTTCACATCCAGTTCCTTTACGTTCCTTGGTTTCCTTGTGGGTTTTGGTTTGTCTGGATGCGTACCATCTGCCATTGTGACTGCGTTCGCAAGGGCAGCTTCGATCTTGTCCTTGTCCTGTTCCATAGCCCGACGTATCCCCTCGGGAGTGATTTTCTCTTTAGCCATTTTCTTCGTTCTCGCTTTCTTCTGTCAAGTCCAAACAGTCTTCGTACTCAAAATCCTCCTCCATTGGATCATCGCTGTGGGCAGGTCTCTTGTGGACAAAGTTCCACGATTCAACCGCGAACCTTGCCGAGTACTCGGTTGGTCCCCTTGCGCCACAGCACTTGCACTCCATCTGGTAAATGTCCCGGACTTCTGTCTCGCCATCTTCGTAGCGAATCTTCACAGTGTCATGCAGGAGTTTGTGTCCATGATGACCACAGAAGGGACAGATGCGGACTTTGGATTTTCTAGTTGTCTGTGTCTTGTTTTTTTCCATCATATCCAATTATACAACATCATTGGCAAAAAGAAAAGCCGTGGCATGAAACCACGGCTATTGCGAATGCACATTGGAATGTGCATTATTCGTCCTGCTTCACTGTAATGGTGTAGCAAGAATCATCGTCTGTGTCAGTCAAATAGAGTTCATATCCATTGTCAGCAAAATCCACAATGTAGCTTCCAATGTGCGCAAGAGCGTCAAAAATGTCCTCAGTGACCATGGCTTCGCCATCAGTCGCAACCCCATCAAGACTTTCTTTCATTTTCCTTTTCATTTCAATTTCCTCTTTGATTTCAGTTGAAAATCTTGGCGTTCAGGTCAAATCCACCAATCCTTGTGCAGATTGGAACCTGCTTCACCTTCTTGAAGGAACTCTCCTGCTTGAACTTGTTCCACCATTCCTTGTAGGTAAGGCACTTGTTGAAGTTTTTCTTCATGGCGCATGTGAGAACGCCACCATTCACCGAATCTCCCCAGGAGACCGTCTCCTCGCCACAGCCAGAGATGACAAGCATGCTGATTCCAGCGCGCACATTCTCGAACTTTGCGAAGAATGGCTTTTCAAGTGGAAGCCTGTCCTCTTCCTCAATCCCTTCCTCTGGCTCGTTTGGAAGTCTGTACATCGTCCCGGAGTGGCAGCAGTCAAACACAACGAATGTCCTGCCCTTGCACTTGTTGAAGATTTCCCAGAGATCGTTGTCAATCAACGCCCCATCGTAAAGGCACAGGAACTCGTCCTGTCCATCCGTCTCGTCCTTGGCGGAGCTGGACTTGTTGTATTGCCCACCATGTCCAGAGTATGTGAAGATGAACAGACCATCTTCCGGCACCTTCGCAATCTGCTCTTCAAGGGCTTTCCTCACGGCGGACACGGTTCCCTGCTTATCGTTCAGCTTCACAATGTGGGAGTTGTCCACATACTGCTGGACAAGTCCAAGCATCACATTTGAGTCCTTGTTGGATCCGGAGCATGAACCCCACTTGGAGTTCTCCATTCCAACCACAAGGGCGTATTTCTTGTTCTTGTCCGTTGTCTGGCAGACCGCCTTAACTTCGCAGTCATCGCAGTCTCCATTTTCGTTGGGCTTCTTGCCAGCCCCAAACAGGTTCTTGAAGAACCCAATTATCGCGTTTATCAGTTTCATGTTTTTCACCTCACTGCCAGTATTTACAGAACTGGCGTTCCTGTTGTATAATTGGATAGCAGGAACATAAAGAGGATTTTATCCAATGTTAGTAAAGAAAGTTTTGCTTCTAATTGACGGATCATTTTTGTCATTTGTTGTGAACTACAGAGCGTTCAAGAGCTGGTCTCAGCAGTACCAGTCCATGGACACCTGCGTTATTCGTTCCCCAGAGGAATCCGACCAGGACAACCTTCCAGACCTCGTGAACGAGAGCAGGTGGTTCAAGAAGTGCCTCCACAACGCCACGGTTGACAAGTTGAATGGGATTGCCACAATCATTGAGAACGCAACGGGTCTGCTTTATCCAAACACGACCCTTGTTGACACCATCATCGCAAAGGACTCCAAGCTGTCCAAATCGTTCAGGTACTCCCTTTATCCAGAGTACAAGCTGACAAGGAAGATTCAGAGGTCAAAGAGGGGTCAATACAAGATTGGTCCGGTGTTTGACGAACTCTACACCCACGCCTTTCCAGAGGTGTTTGGGGAGCATACGGTGCAGCTGTCCGTTGATGGGGCGGAGGGAGACGATATCATTGCGTCAATCGCCCTTTCCCAGAGAATCGCGGAGGAATACGAGAAGATAATCCTGATTTCATCTGACCGAGACTTCCTCCAGTTGCAGATTGACAGGAATGTTTCTCAGTATGATGCAAAGGGCGAGTTGGTTGTCCCCCACATAAAGACCACCAACAACGAGATTGTGAACATCACCCCAAAGCAGGCTCTGATGATAAAGATTATCTCGGGAGACTCCTCGGACAACATAAAGCCAATCAAGCCAAAGATTGGGGAGAACAGGGCTTACAAGTACATAACGGAGAACTTCGAGGGCTTCAAGAAGATGCTCAAGGAGGAGCCAGAGACGGCGGAGCATTTCATCCTCAACTCAAAGTTGATTGACTTCAAGAACATCCCAGTTGAGCTGAGCCAGAAGATAGTTGACGAGTTCTACAACCTCAGGGACTGGTGATTTTCACTGCCCGGCGAACCTTATTTCAAACACATAGCAGTTGTGCATTACTGGCATGTTGTTGTGTGAAAGCACTGGCTTACTATTTTCAGAAACTTCGTTTGAACCAGTTTCTTCAACATCAAAACTGTCCCCAATCCCGTCAAGTTCGTTTTTGTCCTCTGCAAGTCCAGTGTCAAGGGAATCGTTGTAGAACATATCGTACCTTGTGGAGAGATCCTGGGCTTTTGAGTCTGTTGACGAGTTCACCTGGCAAAGACTTTGGACTGAGGAACCTGATGTGACTTCGCTGTGGTGCATGTGTGGTGGGACATTCACTTCCTTCAGTTTCACAATCTGGTTTGAATCCCTCTTTATTGGATTGTTGTTGTCATTTGGGGTTGTGTAGGTGATGCCACGGAGCATGCAGTTTTTCCACTGGATTATGGTTGCGTCAAGGGGTATGTCCCAATGCGCCTTGAGGTAGTCAACCGGAGCCATATTAGATGGGATATCGTTCTTGTACAGAACTATTATCTGACCATCAACAGCCTTGAACTTTCCTCTCCATGTGTTCACATCTGGGAGATCGCTCGGCAATCCAATTTCATTCATGGTTTCATCAAGCATGGACTTGTACAGCCCATACTGAGAGTTGGTCAGATATTTGTCAAGCGTGCCAAGGTGCTTCTTGAAGAGATTGCTCTCAGCAAGCCTTGCCAGATTGTCCCAGCTCATCTTCTTGGAGTCAAGCTGGCTGTTGATTTCATTTGAATCTGAAACCAGGAAATACTCTTCAGTGTCTTCTGCCATTGCCATAACATTGACTATTTACCATTTCAGGTTTTCTTCGCGGTTATTGTAAATAATATCTGAAACAAAGAGACGTCATTCGTTCTTCTTATAACAAACGAGGCATAGAGAAACATTATGGCAAACTACAACCTTAGTCAGGCAATTGACCTGTTCAACCAGGATCAAGTCCGTACGCAGACAATGTACGAGATTGATTTCTTCAGTGGCTTTGACCCAATTGATCAGACGCTTACGAGAATGCAGGTTTATGGAAACAACTTCACCCTCCCAGACAGAACGGTGAACTTTGAAGACCTTCAGTACCGCGCGTACAAGATCCCGATTCCAACGACCATTGACATGGCTCAGGATCACTCCGTGACCGTGTACGCGGATGTCCGTGGCGACCTCAGACGCGCCATGCTTGACTGGCAGGCTGCCTGCATGAACCCAGACATCACTGGTGGTTCGTTCTTTGAGGCGAACAGGCGTCCAACGAAACTCGGTCCAGACGAGGGCAAGACCCCATCAATCACGGTGAAGCTGCTTGCCCCAGACTACCAGACCGTTGTTGAAACGACAATGATTTATGGCGCGAGGGTGACGAAGGTTGGTGGACTTGAACTCGCCAACAACGCCGGCGGAATCTCCACTTTCCAGGTTGACTTCAAGTCAGTCTACTGGGAGCAGATTCAGGGTACGCAGACCATTGGTACTTGGAACGCAGACAGCAGGAGAAACACCCTTCTCGGAAATGGCTTCTCCGATGGCAACGAGAACAGGGCTACAAACGACCCAGTCAACTCGCAGAACCACTGATTATCTGGCTGCTGCGTGAGGTTCAAGGGGTGGTGAACGCCGGATTGATTGGCGCAACCACCCCTTGAAGCGCATATGGGAAAGGGAAGAGATGGGAAACGCGATATACAACAATGTGATGAAGAATGGCAGTTCCCCCGCCAGCAAGTATCCAAGCTGGAAGGACGGGAAGCCAAATCTCCTTACATACCTTGACGCGCTGAACATCTCAAGCCCGATTGTCCAGTGCCAGTTCGAACTGGTGTGGAGCAGATGGCCCCGCACCATATTCTTCGCAAAGGGAATCACGGTTCCTGGAATGGAGGTAAACACCCTGGAACTGAACCATGCTGGATTCACAATTCTAATTCCAACCCATGTCGCCTATGGTTCAAACGAGATAACCATGACCATACTGGCGGACAAGGAGGGCTTCCACTACTACGATATGAGGAATATGGTTCTCCAGACTGCGCACCCATTTGTGGCTGGTGATACAAGGGCGACCATTGGCAGCAATGACAACATCTCGGACGAGGACATCCTTGATGTGAGACTGCGCAACTCGCCAGAGGATGTCACCCACCATCACTGGATTATCCACAACTTCCATCCAATCAGGTTGGGGGATGTTGAACTCAACCACGATGGTTCTAACTTTGTTGAGTTTGAACTGGCAGGAACTTTTACCCACATAGACTACGATTGTGGGCATAACGATGGTCCAAACCCATTCAAGCCATTTATCCAGGCACAGCAGTCTGGTGGAAGTGGTCAACCACAGAACGAGGTCAATGGACAGGACAACAATGGGGAAGAGGATGAGGGGTTTTACCCATATGCCCTTGACCCAACAGACCCAAGAAATAAGGGAGACAATGGTGGTGGAAGCAGCGAACCAAGTGGGGAAGAATCTGGTGGAGAGTCAGGAGGTGGCGAATCTGGTGGAGGAGGAGAAGAAGAGGAGGAGAAAGCCACACTTGACGACGATGACGATAAGGCAGCTTACGAAATTGTCGCAAATTACGATGGAAACGCAAGCAGGGAGATGATGCAGCAGGAATTGGAGGAGAAGTTGAAGAAGGAGAATCCAAACATGAATCCAGAGTTAATCGAGACAAGGGCTGAAATTGCAATGGACAACGCTGAGAAATACCACAGGCAGAATCCAAAGCCAAAGGAAGTTCTGAGAAAGAGGGCATACAATGCAGATGTGGAAGATGGAGAAGAGGAGGATGATGAAGAAGAAACAAGTCAGCTTCGCATTGTCGTATGTGGGGACATAGGTGGATGGATTGTGCCATGCGATATTGAGATTGACAATGTTCTGATAGCGGCAATCAGGTACAACCACAATGTGACGGCAGAGAAATTCAAGATTTCAATAGACAGCGTGTTTCAGGAGAAAGAGAGTTACAGGGAGAAGATAACCCAGTTGACCCTTCCCCACAGATTCGGGATGTACAAGACCCAGATTGACATGCCGAAGAGAACCCCGGTGGATCTTGACACTCCAAGCGAGGAGCATGTTGACGATTCAACCACGGAGCGCGTAGATGGGTCAATCCACCGCGTTCGTGGCATTTTTTGACGATTTCCTGTATAATTGTTGGCATAGGGTATTGAAGGGAATATTTACCAAATTTGCCATGCCAAACGAGGGGTATTTCTCCAAAATACAGGGAAACAAATACAATGCCAAGAAGGAAAAGCGAATCACTGGAGGAATTCCAGAAGAAGAATCTGGAGAGATCCAGAACAAGATAGAGATAGAGGGCCGAGCAGGAGAGATAGAACCCCAGGCCAAAGAGAAAGTCGTATGTGAGCAACGCAGAGTTGCTTGAGGAACTCCGCAAGTGGCGGGACTCGAACAAGGACGAGAACAAACGCCAGCCATCCGAGAAGCTGGGGAAGATGATTCTGGACATAGCCACGCACTACATGGGGCATCCAAACTATGTAAGGTACTCAAAGGAAGTGAAGGAGGACATCATAGGCGATTCCTGCATACGGTGCATAAACTCCCTTCCAAAGTACAACTTCAACTTCAACAACCCATTCGCGTACTTCACCCAGATATGCTGGTCATGCGCGATGACCTACCTCAAGAAATACTACGATGAGCTGAACTTCAAGCGGCAGCTTGTGAAGGAGCATATGGAAAGGGCGCAGGAGGAAATGCCCTCAATCAACATTGACAAGTCCTACATGGACTTCCTCAAGACGATGATTGGCTCCGAGCAGATCACGGAGGACGATGCCAAGTTCCTCAAACGCCAGAAGGACTCCATAATCCAGGAAATCCGCGACGAGCAGAGGCGTGGAAGATCGTCAATGGACGAGGAGGACTGATGTCCGAGCAGATAAACAAGGACAGGCTCAACGAGCTTCTGGGCATCCAGGAGGGGCAGACATTCGATGACTATATGAACGAAGCCACCGCCCCAGTGGACGATGCCCAGTCTGTCATAGACCAGACCCAGAGGATGCTCCAGGAGACCAAGGACAAGGTTGCGGAGATTGACGAGAAGTTCCAGCAGAACATACAGGTGATTGACGATACCAGGAAGGACATCCAGTTGGCAAAGGACGCGAATGGATCCGCCTCGGTCAGGATTGACAACCTTGTGAATGTTGAGAGCGCGTTCAAGTCAATTGAAGACCTTGTTGACTCCACCAAGCAGATGATTGGGACGGTGTATGGCATCATCTCAAGTTGTGATGTCCTTGACGCCGAGACAGTTGCTGCTGCGGCATCGCTGATAGGCGAAACAAGGCAGCTCATCTCGGAGTACACCTCCCTCTACAAGCAGAGGATAAAGTTCTTCGACAACGTGAAGATGGAGCAGTTGAAGCAGGAGCATAGGAAGGAACTTCTTGACCTCAAGCAGAAATACGACCTTGAGAAGATGGACAGGAAGAACTCAACTCCAGCCGAGGCACAGGAAGTTCCAAATGGTTCGTCCCAGGTTCCAAATGGAATGGTTGAGGCTGGCTCCATTGACATGCTCAACCTCCTTCACGAGATGGACAAGGAAGACGATGTTGAGGTGATTGAGGGAGATGGAGAAGAAAGCACTTTACAAGGCAACTGAAAGGTTGTATAATTGAATAAGGAACAAGACACAAACCAAAGGAAAACGAGGACAAAAATGTATACGGAAAACATCAACGCCGCGATGGGTCTGTTTGACGAGATCTTTGACGAGTTGGCAAGGATTGCAAGGACGAAGATGGATGGCAAGGGCAATGGATGCGCCTGCGTCACAATCAACCCTCTTGACAGCAAGAGCCAGATTGCGAAGCTGGTTGAGAGCCGCCCAGTTGGCTACGCCAAGAAGGTTGTTGGACTCAAGTTCAAGGACATTCTGGACGACATCGATCAGGTCATCTTCAACGAACCTGCGACGATTGTCACATTCAAGGACGGCTCAAAGGTCTGCGTGAAAGCCAGCGAACACGATACCTTCTGCAAGGAGACCGGGCTTGTATACGCCATCATCAAGCGTCTTTACGCCAACGATGTTGACGAGAATGGCTATCTCCGCTCAAAGGGTCTGGGAGACCGCATCAACCAGATTGTTGAGAATGGCTTTGACCAGAAGAAGCAGGAAAGGGAGCGCAGGGCGAAACTCAAGGCAAAGGCAGAGAGGAAAGCCAAGGCGAAACTCGCCGACGAAGTTTCCGAGCAGGCTGCGAAAGAGGCCGTTGAATAGGTCTACGGCGAAGACTGCAAGGACTTGTGCAAGGACGAGTGATTGAAGCTGTTCAATCAGAAGACCAAGAACGAAGGTTGGATGGTAAATCCAGCCTTCTGTTTTTATCAGAGCATTTCAAGTGTCCATGTGCCGGAACTGCTGAAGTAGTAGTCGTCTTTGGTGTTGCATTCCCCATGCTTTAGACCGTCCTGGAAACTCCAAAAACAAAGATTGTACTTAGTACTGTTGTTTATGTCTGGAATCATTATGTCGCAGTCCAGAGTGACAGTGACATCTCCGCTCCCATCGTGTTCAACATAGAAGTACGGAACATACCAGTAGAACAAACCACCAAGTTTTTCATCTTTAAGTTTGTCAACCCCACATGACCCACTTCCATTGATTTTTTTAATAGTCATGTACTTGACCTTTATGTTGAGTGCTTCGTTGGTTTTGGCAGTCGCCTGGTAGTTGTAGATTGATGTGACTTTTTTATGTCCCATTGGAATCCGTCCACCATCATAATGCTGGTTGAAGTAGCACAGATACCAGCAGAGGGCGTGTCCACGGTTTGAACCAGCATGATATATCTTCAGATTCGGAATGTGCAGATGGTATTTCCCCTCTCCAGGAAGATATCCGAAATAGTAATTCCAACGCCCTTCTGCATCTTGCGCTATATTTTCGAGATTTTGGTTGTGGTATGTCCATTTCCATTTCGCGTAATAGGTTTTACTTCCAGTGACCGTGTCGGTTGGTTCAAGTTTTGTGCCACCAACTTTCTGATCATACCACCCCAAAAGTGTTGTTGTGTATTTATTATTGACGTTATGTGTTTGCCAGGAGTTTATTGTGTCCATTAAACCTGTCGGCCAGCCAACTTTTTTCCCTGATGTTGGGCTATATTCCATTTCTGGAAGCGTTTCAACCTGCTGTCCATATGTCCTTGAATAGTCGAAAACATCTATGTACTTCTGTTGGAACCTGTCATGTACATACCATGTGTCGGCTATCCTTGTGTCAAAGCTGATGGCATATGTGTCCGTTGGGGTTGGAGGGGTTGGAGGGGTTGGAGGGGTTGGCGTTGGCGTGGTGAACTTCTGGTAGTAGAAGTCCTGGTCTCCAAGCACCATGAACTGACCAGTTCCAAGGTTGGATGGATTTCTTGTCACATACTTGACGAGTGCGTTGTACTGGTCTTGGGTGTTTGCCATTTGCGTTGACCAGTTGAGGTAGCTGAGGCTTATGTACTCTGCTGGAAAGTCAGCGTAGCAGTACATCCTGTTCTTCTTCTGCACTGTTCCAGTTTCCACTCCATTCTCGATGACATGGAATGTGAGGGTTCTGTCCTCAAGTCCAAATGGATTTTGCCCATACGGTATCATAGTTTCACGCCCCCTTTATGTATGAGAGTAAGCCCAGCTCCATACCATTGAATTTCTGTATGTGTCAATTCTGAACACAAGCGTTGCTGTCTCACCCGGAGAGAGCTGTGTCTTATCGTTCAGGTATGTGAAGTTGTTTATGGCTGGACTGAATTCATAGAACCATCTGTTTCTTCTGCGCGCCGTTCCATCATATCCAGTGTCGTTCAGGTTTCCTATGGAAATTGTATATGTGGTTGAGGCATTCTTTATCTGGACTTCAAACTGTATGATTTCCTGCTACTGCGTGTATCCAAGTGAATCCTTTGCGCTGTTGCTGCTGTGGTTGTAGTTGCTGCCATCGAATCTGAGGGAGAAGTTTCCAGTCGCCGAAATCCTGTAAACATGGATATTTGGATTGAGTTGTATTGTGTATGTTGACGAAGACAGACTGACAATGCCGGTTTCATTCAAGATGTTTGCTGGGAGGATGTTGAAGTCCTGGGGGATTGTCAGTGTCTGATCTGATATCGCAACCATCTGCATGGTTCCAACAGTTGTTCTATTGTTCAGCTTGACCGTGCTGCTTCTGTATGGCAATCTGACTGTTGAATCCTGCGCGGAAACCACATCTGCGCTTCCAATGGGTGTGTTACTGCTATTGTTAAACTGGAAATTGATCTTTTTCTGTGGTATGATGGTTGTCTCGCCACTGCCCGGGTTCAACACTGTGTTGAACTTGGCGGCGGTTGGTCCAGTGATTGAACCAATCTTCAGTTCAATGACCCTTCCAAACCTCACTTCTGCTGTTTGATTCTCCACATTGAGGTTGATTGTGCGGTTAGATATGAGATTGTTGTTTGAGTCCTTGAAGCTGAGGGTGAAACTTCCCTTTTGACCAGCAGTCCAGTTTATGAGGTTAAGCAGCGCTTTGAGATCTTCAGTGATGTTGTTGGTGTTGCTCGTGAAATTGTTTCTCCAGTTTTCTGGGAGGTATGGCAAATTCAGATTGTTTATGGTGTTCCATGTCAAGCCATGTCCATCTGGGCCGTATGCGGAAAGGACTGTCTTCTGGCAGTGCCTGTGGAACTTCACCTCGTCATCTGTGGCTGGTTGATCTCCGTCTCTTGTCTGGACTGAATTCAGTTTATTGTCTGTCAAATCTGGAATTGTGAAAGCCATTGTCTTTATCGTTCCTCCAACATTTTGCGTGTCAAACACTATTTACCATATCTGGGTTTTGTTGTATACTGTATATGTGAAAGGAAATCTGAAATGAAAACCATTGAGAACAGAATTGACGATCTTGAGACCAGGATGGACGCAATCAAGTCCACCCTTGACTTCATCAAGGGGCGTTTGGAAGCTGGGAAGGTGGAAAATGTTCCAGCACCCAAGAAGCCAACATTTGACGATAAGTACAATATGCTCATGGAATGCGAGAAGCAGAAAATTGAGAGCATCATGAGGCACTTTGACTTTGAGCGAGTCCACAAGGTCATGGAATTTCTGGACTGGCATTGGGCGTTCACCTCAAAGGGAGTTCCGACGGTTGAGGAAATCAAGGTTGAGGCTCGCAGGATTCTGATTGACGCCTGCGAAGAGGAAACCAACATCGCGACTGGGGGATTCCGTGCTGTGTACGAGAAGGACGGCACTGAGGATGGCGAACCTTACATTGGGCTTGAGTTCATTGTTGAGGACTGCGAGGGATTTAACGAAGACGATGACGATGGGGATGACGCTAACGATTGGATTGACTGACACATTTCTGCCTTCATTATGAACATAATGAGCCACTGGCCGGAAGGTTGGTGGCTTTTATGTATAATTAGAACATATCCACCACAATAAGGAGATACAAAGAAAATGAAGAAGATTATTATGGCAGTTATGGCAGCAGTGACACTTCTGTTCACTGGCTGCGAAACGGACGAGACCGTCCTTGTGAATGGGGCGACCACTGCTGGTAGCCTTGCTATGCTCACCTGGTTCAGCATTGACAATCCCGACAAGGAGGTCAAGGTTGTCCTCAAGGACATTGTTGATGTCATTACAAAGTCAACGGTTGCCGTGGGCGAAGGCAAGACCTACCTTGACAGCGTTCTTCCCAATGTGCAGGAGATCGTTCTCAAGCAGGAGAAGCTGACGGACTACCAGAAGCAGCTCATCAACGCTGGCGCGGTTGTCATCCTCAATGGCATTGACACCTATCTCGCAACTAACGAGAAGGTCAAGGCTAATGTGGAACTTGTGAACAAGGTTGTTGGCGCGTTTGGCAAGGGTTGCCAGTCCGTGCTCATCCTCCCAGACGATTGCCCAGAGTGCCAGGTTGCGAAGAAGGCTTATGCCACGCGCAACGCGAAGGTCCGCAGTGGAAAGTTCGTTGTGGATAAGCCAGCTGAGAGCAAGAAGGCGGAGGTGAAGCCAGCTCCTGCAAAGTGATGCTGACTGAACCTTTGTGGTGAACGAAGATGGTCTCCCAAATGGGAGACCATTTTTTTATTGCAGTTGGTTCATGTTATATGAATGGTAAATACCTTTGACAAATCGGGAAACATCCATGAGCAGCACATTACAGATTTCAGACGACACCCTCATCAACAGGGGAATGCAACTTGACTTGAGGGACATAAACTTAAAACTCACGAACCTGTTCAAGGAGTATTCCCTTTCCCTCGGCCAGATAATGGGCGATGATTTGTTTGGCAGCACCCAAGTGATGCAGATTCAGAATGGCGATGGAGTTTCCATTGGATACAACAAGGGTTCAATAAAGGTAAAGAACTCCATTGACAAGCTGAAGTACATAATTGACCACAGAAACCTGGTGGCCGACATCATTGGTGCTCCGGCTTCCGAGATATACAGAAACAGGCGGCATTATGGGAGGATGACCAACTACATCAGAATCCTGGATTCAAAGTACGATATGGGCGATCCGGACGCCAACATGCAGCTGTACATATCCAGGCACGATGACAATGTGAGCCAGCTTGACTCCACCCTTGACTGGGTTGACTACATCCTCACGGAGAACTGGGTGAGGAAACTCGCTGACGCAAGCATTGACAAAATCCAGAACCTTCAGGATCAGAGAATTGTATATCTGGTGGACATGCTCCAGGGGATGATGAAGGATCATGAGGTTGACATTCATGGAGCTGGCTCTGAAGAGGACATTGACTTCAGCGAGTACATTGACAGACCATTGGACGACTATCAGGAGGCTTTCAACAGGCTCAACTCTTTCAGCAAACTCCAGTATGGCTTCTACGAGATTTACAAGCCAATTGGTGGATCGTTTGAGAAGTATGTCAAGGTGAACCTGAGGACGAATGGCGCGATTGAGATAAGTGGACTTGTTGAACTCAAGGACTGCGAGCATGTTGAATGGGAATATGGCTCAAAGGAATATCTCCGCTCCCTCAACACGGGAAACCAGAGATACGATTTCAAGATTTCGCGGCCATTCAACGATGAGAACTCAACTCTGTGGTGGAAGCCCGACAGTCCAGAGGATTTACAGGTTCCGGGGAAATATGACATATCCTACCCAGACGTAAACCCTGAACCTGTTTCTGTCAAGAAATACTACAAGGAATACGAGACCGAGAGGTTTCTCAGATGGTTTGGAACAGATCACATCCCAGAGATAGATCCGAAAACCATAACGAAAATGGTTGTCTGCCAGCCACATACCCTTTCAAACGATACTCAGAACAGGGAAGAGTTCTTCTCGAACGCGAACAACCTGATGGACGCGGATCTTTCAAAGATGAACATTGACGATCAGACCTCTTTGTCCCTTCTGTCACTTGCGCCAAAGTCAACGATTGACATAATCCAGAAGGAAGATGGGCAGTACCTCCGGTTCATCGTGTCTGGACATCAGCAGACATCAACCATATCGTTCAATGTGAAGGGGAAGATGCTTCCCACCATACAGGAGATAAACCACTACTACCACACGCTGGAAACCATAACCGAAATGTATGTGAACCTCACAAAACGCATCATGTTCCTCAAACTCACCAGGGAGTTGAACGAAGAATTGGAAGAGAAATGGGAGAAAACCTGTCCAGACAAGGAATACATTCCATCCGACTGGCTTGTGATACAGGAGCAGATTGGAAATATGGTGCAGAACCCAACTTTCATTGACCTCATTCGGTTCAGGTACATCAACTACGAGGCGTTGGAGGCGAAGATTGACGAGCAGTACAACGAGAGGAATGAGTTCCTAGAAGGGAACAACTGGGCAAACAGGAGTCTCGAAACATACATCTCCGATTATGGAAAACCGGATGGGAACACGGGTCTTAATGGCACAGGTCTGTCTAACGCCACGAAGGAGCAGATGAACCAGACGCTTGATAGCCTTGCGCAGATATAGGAAACTCTTGACGAGATTTCCTTTGAGACAACCGTTGACGGGATAAGGGAGCGCATCCAGACATACAACAACCTCATTGTGAGACTGCCTGCGAATCCAAAGACAAACAAGTTCGTCTTGAAGTCAAAGCACATCTGGCAGGACTGGAAAGCATTTGTTGACAAGTCCCTTGCTTGGCTTGTGGCAGAGGGAATACTTTACAAAAGTGAGCAGTTCACATGCACCGCCACCGATGAAACTTTCTACCCGTTCTACGAATATTATGTTGACGAAGCGAAGACTACTCCGTTGATTGACTACTCGTACTGCACCGAGAAGGTTAACGATACCACCTACAGGGCGAAGCAGAACGATGATGGCACATGGATTGGGGACAGATGGGACGCCTGGAGCGAGTCTGACTTTGAGGACGAGTAATCAGACGACCTTCGCCAGATCCTCAATCATTGACTCTCGGCACCTTGCCATATACCTCAAAGTCCCATGATCGGAGACCTTCCCCTGCATCATGTGGAGGAAAAGTGGTTGGAGCATCTCGTTGGCCGACATCACCTTGATTGGGACATCCTTGTTCTGGACATGCCACTTCAACGCTGACTTTGGGAAGAAGTCAGCCATTATGGAATGGAGGTCTGTCATGTCAAGCGATGGGGAGCTGACGAACTTCATTCCAGGTATGGTTGAAGCCGCCATGCAGTTGAACACTTTGTCAAGGAATGCGTCAATCTCCTTCTCCTGCTTCACAAGGATGTCCCTGGAAGATGGGACATACCTTCTGTTGGATATGTGGAGAATCTTGAGTTTCTTCTCCTGGTCAATATCGCTGGATTCGTCAACCTTGCGCAGCATCTGGAGAAGGCGCACATTGTTCGCCGGCTTTGGTTCCCTCACGAAAATGCAGGTCTTGCCAGAGCCACCACCATGAATCTGCCCCATCCGCTCAAGCATGAACCTTGTTGAACTGCTCTTGAATGTCCTGTCAAGTGGGATTGAGTCAAGGTATATGATCCCAGCATCCTCAACGAGCTTCGCCTTGTTGGGGTACTTCTCTGGGAGGAACTCGTTGTACCAGTCCGAGACCAGATGGCGGAAGTCCACAATCTCGTAGTCCACGAATCACCTCATCTGGTTCTCAAGGATTCGGATTATCTCGTACCTATCGTGTGGACAGGCGTAGTCGCGGTTGACGGAGAACATTCTGTAGCCAGAAGCGTCAACTCCCTCGCCCTCCATGGCTTTGCGAATCTTCTTCTGCTCCTTGGTTTCCTTCCAATCGTACTCGTTGTCGGAGTTGTCCTCCTTGAAGACATCCTTGACTGGATTGAGGTAGCCACTTTCCCCAATGGCGTACCTTGCCTTGTACACCTCCAGCTTGGAGAAGTCAATCTGGTGCATATCGCAGTCCATGAGAAGGTCTGGTGGAACTGCCCACACATAGTCTCCCTCTGGTCCGATTCCCCTGACCGTGACAAGGAACTCCTCCCCTTTCTTGAGGGAGTCGAACTTGGCTGCGTCCAGACCACCAGTCACCCTCTCTCCAAGGATGACATAGCTGCTGGAACTGGAATTGCTTACATAGTCCAACCTGATTTTCATTGTGGCGTTCCTCGTACAGTACAGTATACCACAAGAAAGGGTGTCAGTAAACCCAGATTACGCCACTATCAGAAGCCTATCGTTTGAGCGCGTCACCGCGGTGTAGAGCCATTTCCTTCTGTAGTCATCGTCCCAATAGCCAGAAGTCTCCTCAAAGAGCATGACATTTCCCCATTCGGAACCCTGGGACTTGTGGACGGTGAGGCAGTAGCCAAAGTCAAACGAGTCAAACCAGAGTTTCTTCTTCCCAATCTTGCGCATCCTCTTCTTCTCGGAGATTGTCAGATAGGATTTCATCTTCATCAGCTCTCGGATGGTTATGAACTCCTTGCCATCCGTGCTGTATTTCAACTCGCCAAAATGCGCCTTGCTGACAAGTCCGGTGTATCGGAAGCCATCGTCAACATCAACCGCCATCGTGTATGGGCGTTCCTCAACTGGCATGTCTGGGTTCTCCGCTATTGAGGCTATCTTCCCAAGCATCCCGTTGTATATTGGATTGACAAGCCCTCTGTTGTTCCTCAAGCACACAACCCTATCGCCGACTTTCGGCACCTTGTCGTCAATGTCAGAAATCACGCCATAGTTCAGGCGTATCAACTGGTTGACATCCGTCCTTGTGTTGTTTGTCCCACAGAGGCAGACTCCATTTGAGAAGTCCTTGAGGTGGTTCAATATGAAATCGTTCACAAGAGGATCCGTCTCCTTCACCTTCGCCACCTTGTCGTCAAACTGCTTGAATGGAATCCTCTCCCCATTCCTTGCCATGATTGAAAGGTCAAGAAGGGTTGAGTCTTGTCCGAATCTGTGAACCTCCTCCAGCTTTATCATTGGGTTCTCCATGAGGTTGAACACGGAACCATCCTCCGAGTTGTTTATTGGGGGAAGCTGTCCATGGTCTCCAACAAAGAGCATTGGGATGCCATACATGCGGAGGTCTCGGAATATGTCCTCCGTGACCATGCTTGCCTCGTCAACCACAATCAGATCGTAGTCAATGCTCCACTTGCGCTCAAAGACATTCAACTTGGTGTCTGGGTCTTCCCTCACATGATAGCAGAGGCTGTGGATTGTGCCAATGTAATCGTTTCCATTTACTGCGTTCGCAGCTATAAGTTTGTCCTTCATCACGCCAGATGCCTTGCCGGTGTAGGCGCAGAACGCAACCTTCCAACTCGCGGGAAGGGCTTTCCTCACCTCGGCTATCAACGAGGACTTCCCCGTCCCGGCATATCCCCCAAGGGTTATGAACGAGCGCCTGTTCCTTGAGTTAATCCAGTCAAGGATTGTCTGTTTCGCGTTCAACTGGTCTGTGCTAAGTGTCATAGTGATGCTTTACCCCTCCATACTCAATCCTGTATATTTGCCATTGTTCAGTTTGGTTGCCATATCACATACATTATACAACTTTAATGGAAAATGGTAAATAGTGAAAAAAGCAGATATGGTTTTTCAAGTGATTTTATGTAAATATAACTGACATTGAAAAACCAGGTCTTGTGAAAGAGACTAAGACAACATTATGAAACTGGAAGAACTATACGCCAAGTACGATGAGATCGTTGGGAAAATGAACATAACCCCAATTGACCATTTCATCTTCGACTTGACAGACGAGAATTCCCAGAAATCGCTCAAGGAAAACTTTCCCGGGATTGAGGCAATCTTGATGCCCGAGGCTGGGAAGTATCTTGTCGCGGCACCTGTTGTTGAGAAGGAGGACTGCCTTGTGCTTCTGTTCCCCCAGAAGACCGATGGAAGCGTTGGTCTTTGGGTGTACAACACAAGGACAAAGGGCAAGTCTGAACTCACAGATGGTGGGAAAGCCACTTTGGAAGATTTCACGGCAGACTTCGCAAGAATGGAGGACATTACCAAACGGTTCAATGAATTCGCTTTCATGTCCAATGGTGAGGACTCTACCACTGAAGTCAAAGACATTGGTTCATTTGACATTTCTAACGATGAACCTGTGGAAATAAACAATACAACTACGGACAACGAGGAAAATGAAATGACATTCAAACCAATCCAAGAAGAGAGCCTTGACAGCGAGCTCAAG